TGGTAGTAGGGCACGACGTGCGCCACGATCGCGGCGCTGTCCATGTCCTCCACGAGCTCGCGCAGGCGCTCGGTCGGTCGTTGCATGTTGTCCTCCTTCGTGCCTGGCTACGCTGTTGCGCGTAGCCCTTATATCTTTCTTTTATAAATAGGCGAGCCGAAAATCATCGAGGATATATGGCATGCGTAGCCACGTAGCCAACGGGTGATTTTTACGGCTCTACCTGCGGTTCTTGGGTGGCTACGCTGGCTACGCTTGACCCCTCTGAAAACGGCTCATGCGTAGCCAGACGGAACTTCCTACCCTGCCTATGGGTCTCGCGGTTGCGCGAAACGTACACCTCTAGCGTAGCCAGCGTAGCCAGCACCCTCTTGGTGAACGTCGCTTGGGTCGTGCCGTACTTCTCGCCGTTGCGGTCACACCAAACCTTGAACTCGGCATACACGTCCTCCGTCCAGCGGTCATCGAGCGAACGATCATCGACCATCTGGTCGTACATCCAGCGGCGCACGACGTCGTTGTCGCGGCGCACCTCCTCAACCTCCGCAGCCATGTCGGGGATGACCGTCATCGAGTTGCGACGGATGAGGTCAGGCAGGGCCATGAGCCCGAGCAGCGCGAGCCGCTGCAGGTTTTCCTTCTGCGCCATGCGCTCCGCGACGTGCGGGTCGTAGTCGGCATCGGTCGGGTCGAACCTGCGCCGGAACGGAACGAACGCGAAGCGCCTGAAAACGCCCTCGGTGGTGTCGGCCAGTCGCGGGATGGCGTTCATCGAGAAGACCAGCGTCGCGGTCGGCTTGAAGTCGAATCCGTCGGCGTTCTTCACGTCGGTGTAGATACCACTTGAATCCACCAGCTTCTTGAATGCCGACAACTCCTCGGCGCGCAGGTAGCCGTCTGGGATATCGTCACCGAGGTTCGCGAGCTTGCCCACGAGCGCCGCAGCCTGGAATCGCTGGCCGAGCGTCGCGAGGTCGAGTACCGAGACGTTCTGCGAGCCGAGCAGCGAGCGCAGGACCTTGAGGAACGTCGACTTGCCGTTCGCGGCGTTGCCGTTCACGCTCCCAGTGCGTCCGATGAGGAACGGTGACTGTTGCGTGACCTGCCTCGAGCACATGCACATGCCAACGATCTCGTGCATCGCCCTCTCGGTGTCCTCGTCGTTCGCGGCGAGCTTGCTGATGAACTCGTCGGCGGCACCGTACGGTGCGTCGAGGTCGAGGTCGATGGGCAGAGTGCCGATGATGAGCATGTCGGGCGTCGGCTCCACGGTCGCGCCGCTGAGTACGTCAAACGTCGCGTTTTTGAACTGGACGTAGTAGCGGCCGTCGAATCCGTTGTCCGACTCGACGTGCGGTGCGCGAGCTTGGATGTAGCGGAACACCTCGTCGCGGACGGATGCCGTCGCATCGTCGGCGTAGTCGAGCGCGACGCGCACGAACGCCTGCTTGCCGAACTCCCAGTGAGTGCCGGTCCACACAGCCGGTGCCCCGTCGATGTGGCACGCATGGTTGCGCTCGAGGATGACCCGGGCGAGAAGGTTGTGGAGAATCTTCCCCCGGTCCGTGCGAAAGTTTGGCGCGAGACCACCATCACCGGATGGACTACCAGGAGCGCCGACGATACGGTCGCTGACGAACTCACCCATGCCGTTGTGCCCTGGTCCATGCGTGAGGACGCTGTCCACGATCTTGTTCAACTCGCCATTGGAGACGGGCTCGTCGCACTTCTCGTTGTTGGCGTCTCGTAGCAGCGAACGGATTATCTCGTCTGATAGGCCCTGTCCGCGCAGCGAGCAGCCGTACTTGTACAGCATGTGGTTGCGCTCGCCCTTGGCGATGCGTGCTGGCAGCTCGAAACGCTGGAATCGTGGAGCGTCATCGTCGTGACTGCCGTTGCGGCGCACGTGGTCGAGGAAATCGTAGACGTTGCCGTCCGCGCTTGCGATGCCCACGTCGGCCGGATCCGCCCACCACTCGTACGATTCGCCTGAAGGGTGGACGCTCGGCGGAGCCACGATGTAGCTGCCGTCGCAGCGAACGTCCACGCCCAGCTGTGGGTTGGTGCTCGGGCGAATATTTGTCCGGTTGGTGCGGTACAGGTAGTGCCGACCGCCACTGCCGGTTATCGCGACTGCGGTCTCCGGCAGGTCACCGTGTGCACGTTCCCACGCCTTCAGCGTCTCCATGCCGTTCTTGCTGTCGGAGACGTCGAGGTCGAAAACCAGAAGGCCGTGAGACGGATTGCCGCAAACGATACCGATGTTGTGGTTGGGGTTAACCGACCAAAACTCGCGTGCGCCGTCGGGGTCATCGAACCAGTCGTTCAGGCCGTGCTTGGTCGCGGGCTCCTTTGAACGGGGTTTCAGCGGAAAGATGGCGAAGCCATGCTCACAGTACCAGACGGCAGCGGTGCCGAGGGTGGACAGGTTACTCATAGTCCACCCCCAGCAGCTCGCAGATGCGCCGAGCCGAGCGTGCGGGAGGGCAAAACTCGAAGCGGCAGCCATAGGTCGACTCCATGGTGCGCATGATGCGCATGAGTGTCGGCCCTTGCATCGGCTTGCGCCGCCATGCCGTGCAAGACGTGGACATGAGCGGGTCGCACGTCCTCATGCGATACCTCTCGCACCTCTTCCTGCATGCCTCGCTCACCCACTTCCTCACGTCATCCGTCGACTTGTACGGTCCGCCCACCTCGGCGAGAACCACTAGCCGATATCCTGCTTCCCTTGCACGCTCCATCTCGCGTACGAACCTGTCGTGGTCTCTCCCGCAGTCCATCGCGACCTCCGCAATCGACCGCTTCGTGTCCACGATGACGTTGCTGCTATCGGTCGCGTAGTCTCCGAAATCGAGCTTCCTGCGAACGATCGTCACGCCATGCGCCGCCCACCACCTGTTCTTGTTCTCGTGCTTTCCCGCCTGCTGGCGGGTGTCCTCGTAGATGGTTGGCACGCTGCCCACCGCCTAGTCGAACGGAATCTCGCCGTTCCACTCGGGAGCGGTGGCAGTCTTGGTGGACTTCTGGGCGGGCTTGCCGTCAAGCGTCTTGCGTGCGCGTGCCTTAATCTCGCCGTCGCGGACGCGCTGCGCGTTCACGATCTGGCATACGTTCATGCGCACCTTGACCTCGCCGTCGCGCTCGTACTCCTCCTCCTGAAGGTTGATGCCGACGATACGACCCTTGAACATGTCGAGACGTCCGGCGTCCCACGCAGCGAACGGGTCAAAGCCGGGGTTGCTCGCGGCGATAGCCTCGAGGCGGCCCTTGAGCATGCCGAGCGCACGCTCCTTGTACGACATGAAGAAGTGGTGCGCGTACGGGTGGGCCTGACCCCACGCATCGTCGTAATGGGCGGTGTGCTCGCCCTCGGCGATATCCCAAACGACCTCGACATACTCGCGGGAGGGGTTGTCGGTCGCGTCGATAATGCGTGCGACGTAGGGCCCTGCGGGCAGGCTCACGAAGCCGCCGTCATCAGACGATGCCTGGATGTTGTTCCAGTTGAGAGAACGCATGTCTACCTTCCTTTCTGCGCGATCGTGCGCAACTTGTTGCTGAAGAGCTTGTCTCGCGGGTCTGCTGGCTCTCGGTCAATGCCCTCGTATGCCGCTTCGTAGACGTCCCATGTGCGGTCGAGCGCAACGCTCTCGTCCACGCCTTGCTCGATGAGAGCGTCCATGTAGTCGGAGCAGGCAGAAATCATGGACTGGGTGGCCTTCGTGCTGCGCATCACGCCACCGGACCTAGGTCGGTGACCTCATAGTCGTAGTACCAAACCTCGTCGCGATGCTGTTCAACCGAATACTGCGACTCGTTTTCGAGGCGATATCGGACGTTGTTAATAGCTTGCGCAGTGCTGATCGCAGTGGTTTCGGCACAGCCGTACGGTATCTTCGCGATGATTCGGTCGGGCTGTCCCTCGAGGTATGCCATGTGATAGCACTGGACGTGGTAGCGACGCTTGGCCTTGACTTTCTCGAAGTTAATCTGACGCATTGTCACCGCCCCAGACGAACTCGCGCAGTCCGGCGTCAATGACAGACAGATCGTTCGGCTGCTCGGCACTCTCGAACGCGCCGCAGCTCTTCGCGGGCGGCTTGCCGTCCACGATGAAGCGGTACTCGCCGCCGCTCGCTTCTGCCAGCACCACGACGTTGACCATCCCCAGCAGGTTGACCTTCTCGTTGAGCAGCTTGCCCACGGTCGCGGGGACGATGTTGTTCTGCGCGTCCACGTCGGTGTGCATCATCAGGTAGACGATCACATCGCCCGGCAGGTCGTTCACGAACTCGATGAAGCGGTAGACGCGCCCCGCAATCTCCTTGTAGACCTCGAATTGGTCGCGGTACTTGTCATCGCCCCACGAGCCGCGCATGTAGATGTCCGTGATGCAGTAGCCGAAATCGTCAACCACGACGATGGGATACTTCTCGGCGTACTTGGAGACGATGGACGAGAGCGCAGTGAAGTCCTTCGTGCGTGCGAACTTCTTGCCGCCCTTGAACGGGAGCATGGTCTTCTCGCACTCGATGAGCCCATAAGAATCGTTAGGCAGGTTGCGGAGCGAGTAGGTCTTGCCAGAACCTGACGGCCCCAAGACAAGAACGGGAATGGCCATCTACTCCACCTCCCCTTCGATAGCCAGGGCGATGGCAGGCGGCAACTCGCCGCGCAGCAGCGGGATGACCTCGTCGGGCTTGCAGCCCGTGATCATCGTGCCACCCCATCCGCCTTCATCGTCGTACTCGCTGACCGTGCACCCAGCGGGGTTCGCGACGCCCTGTGCCACGACCCACTCGGCGAACTGGTCGATGTGCTCGTAGACGAAATCCTCCCAGCCGTCCTTCTCGGCCTCGAGCAGCGCCCACGGGTCATCCACCGTCACGCTGCGGTGGTGCTTCTTGGGTGCCTGCTTCGCCGTGAGCATGCCCACGACGTGCCCGCCGATGACGAGCGGAATCTTGCCGAAGATGCGCTTGTCCATCCAAAGCTGGCGCAGCTCGGCGTCCATCCTCGAGCGCAGCGAGGTCGGCTCCTTGGTGGACACGACAGCGCCCAGCGCCTTCCAAAGCGCCTGCGCCGCAGCGAGGGCGGCATAATCCTCGTTACTTGCCATCGTTCTCCACCTCCTTCTCGTTCTTGTACGCATTCACCATCGCGCGCGCCAGCTCGAGCTGCCGCTGCGTCTCGTTCAGTGCCTTGAACAGCACGTCGCGCTCGCGACGCACCTCGCACAGATGGTCGAGCGTCTTGTAGTAGCGGTCTTCGTAATCAGCCATTGGTTGCTCCTAACCGTTGGTGGTGCTGTCCATGTAGGTCGCGGCCTCCGTGAAGCTGCCGAACCTGCCGATGGGGCGGCGCCTGTGCAGGTCGCGCACGGTGTTCAGCGCCTTGAGCGTCTTCACCGGTTCGCGCACGAACCAGTGGTCGCCGCCCACCTCGCGGTACAGCTCGTGCCCCTTGGGCGTGCGCCCTGCGAACGCCTGCGCCATCACGCCACCTCCGTCAAGCTGATAACGCCAACCAGGGCGTTAACCGCGCTCTTGATGCGGCGCTTCTGCTCGTCTGGGACCTCGAGGTTGTTGTCGACGCAAAGCTGGCGGAGGCTCTCCATGTCGTAGCAGAGACTCGTGATGCGATTCGCGATCGCACGCGAAAGCATGACGGTGTCGCCAGAGCCGTCGTTCTTGACGTAGGTGCCGCGACCGTCGGCTATGCCGACGAAGCCCTTGTGGAGCAGCTCGTCGCGCGTCTTCTCGACGTATGCTTTGACGGTCTTGGTGTTCGGGGCATCGCTCTCGCCCCATGTGGACAGGAACGACTCGACGCTGCATCGCGTGATGCCCTTGCACTCGCCCTCGTTAACGATCTTCTCGGCGACGTTCTGGTACCGCTCAGCGTCAATCTCGCGAGCGCGCAACTTGTGAGCGATACGACTCTCATCAAGCCGCTGCTCGTTCACGCTCTGGCCTTTCGAACAGTTATAGGCAATCACATCAAGGTCTTCTTGGCTCTTGCCACGAAGCCATTCGTAGATGCGACCCTCGACAAGCGTGAGCTTATCCTTCATGGTCTCATGGTTGATGCGTGTGCCAGTCGGCTGCCTCTCCCCAATTTCCACGATACGCAGCCACATGCGAAACTCGGCAAGGCAATACTCGCACTGCTTGGCATGGAACGCGCGCCGAGCCTTCAGCACACTCTTCAGGACGCTCATGACGTCAAGGCCATCGCGCGCAGAGTCCCAGTCATGGATTGCCATGAGGTTCGGAGTGATGCCAAATTCGGAAAAATCGACCGTGGCAATGTTCTTTGCGAGCGCAGCGCGCCCTTGTTGAGCGTACGCTGCGCGGGCCTGCTTGGTAGTCGTGACTATAGAGCTGATCACATCATCGGTCGTCATCCCTACATCACCGCCAACGCCATGAACAGGACGCACATCCACGCCAGAAATGCCAGCGCTTTCGTCCTCTCGGTGTCCGTCATCGTGCTATCCTTTCTAATCAGCGCCCCCACTCACTGGGCGCACCTCCGTGGCCTCGTCCTCGCCCTGCCCGGCTGACGAGGCCATCTCCTTCCTTGCGAGCTCGAGGATGTAGTCCAGGAACGACCCTTCCTCACGTTCGCTCACGATCACTCCAGCCCCTCCTTTCTGCACAGGTCCTCGATGGTGCATCCGACGAGCTTGGCGACCTTGTAGGCGTTCTCGAGGTCCCACTTGCCATCCTCGAGGCGTGCGTACAGCGTCGGGCGGCTGATTCCCAGCTCGTCCGCGAGCCACGTCTTGGAACGTCCGGTCTTGTCAAGCCATGCCGTGATGACGTCTGCCATGTTCACCTCCTTTCGTAAAGCCGTTTTTACTCGCCCTCCATGTTGCCGTAAAGCCGTTTTTACGTCAAGCG